AGGTTTACTTTCCGAGACTTAGTGCGCGAATTGGAGGGCTATGCTTTTTTGTCATGCTCTCACGGCAGTGGGGACACCGGCGAATGGGTCAGCACAGAACCGTACCAAGACCCTTATAGCGGAGAGTATGAGGCTTTTTCCTTGCACTACAGCCATCAGAATCATGACAAGAATGCCAAGTATTGGCGCAAGGCACTGAAATGCGCTGGATTTATCTAACCTTACCTAACCACTATGGAGCATTACCATGAAACAGACCGTGACTTTTTGCGATTTCCGTGACGCATTCCGCAGGTGTGACCGTTTGTCACATTTTTCCTATGATGGTGCTAAGGTTCTTTTTGACTACATAGAAGGTCTGGAGGATAGTATTGGCGAGGATTTTGAACTCGATGTTGTGGCATTGTGTTGCGACTATGCTGAAGATACTCCGGAGAGCATTGCGGAGAATTACAATATTGACATCTCCGAGTGTGATAACGATGATGCTATTCGAGATACTGTTATTGAGTATCTTTCGGATGAGGGGGTACTTGTCGGAACCACTGACACCACGATTGTTTACCGTCAATTCTAACCACTATGGAGCATGATCATGAAAACCACACTCAACAAAATCAGAGAACAGCATCCGTGCTCTGAAGGTTGGGAAAAACTACTGAAGCATCTCGGAAAAACAAAGGCAGATGATGAACCGCTGCCCTTGCTAACTATTCTTGAAAGTAATGGGCTTGATGATGCCTTGTGGTGTCTGCGTGCTGTTGATTATTTTGACCGAGAGATTAGGTTATTTGCGATTGCTTGTGCTAGAGATGTCCAACATCTCATGCGCGATGATAGAAGCATTGCCGCACTAGATGTTGCGGAGCGATATGCTAATGGCAAGGCGACAGAAAACGAACTAAAAGATGCTGCGAGTGATGCGTTGGATGCTGCGGAGGCTGCGGATGCTGCGAGGGTTGCTGCGATGGAGGCTGCGTGGGATGCTGCGTGGGTTGCTGCGTATGCTGCGCGGAGGGCTGCGAGGGATGCTGCGAGGTATGCTGCGGGATCTGCTGCTAATGCTGCGTGGGTTGCTGCGAGTGATGCTGCTGCGGATGCTGCGAATGCTGCGATGTCTGATATCAAAGCAAAGCAAGAGCAAAGATTTCGTGAAATGATTCTTAAATTTGAAAACACAGGAGCATGAAAATGACAGACAAAGCAAAATCAGTGCCATTTAAACCACTGGTAAAAACCAGGAAACAAAAATCTATGGAAGAACCAGTACCAGCCGAATCAGTGTTCACTCCTGGTTTGTCAGTAGACCGTGAGAATCAAGACAATGGTCTACCTTGGTCTGTAAGGCTGTTATCCATAACCAGCATCGGGCAGACAGTGATTGCCTTGGGTGACGATAAACGGCTCTATCGGTGGACTATGGGACAGTGGGTGACACGATGAGATGTCTTGCCTGCAATGTTCTTTTGACAGACTTTGAAGCAACAAGGCGCTACACTCAAAGCCGCGAGTTTGTTGACCTATGCACTCATTGCCTTGCCGCTACAGACGACATGATCCTGGTGACCGAGCGTAATGACCTTGCAGGTAATGATGACTATGACGAAAGGGAATTGACAGGAGACATCGAATAGTGTACACTATCATTACAATATTAATAATACTGTTAAGTAACATAAAGTTGAAATAGTGTTATTAATTGTTATACATTAACAACACTAACAACATAAAGGACAACAAAGTGAATGATGATGATGATCTTAGATATCACCAGGAAGTAACACAATGGCATGAAGAAGAAGAATATCATAAAGATATGTCACTAAAATCTGTTAGAGATTTTGGTTATGATTGTCGTGCACTAGGTTGCGATGTTATGATTGATCGACTGATCGACTATCTTTTGTCTAAAGATCAGATGTCTAACCAGTGGTGGGAATTGCGTGATGGTAACTATGTGAAGATCAGCGAAGCATTTAGACATGATGCTCTTATGTCTGCTTTGGGAAATGCTTTTGTCAGAGTTAGAGAGTCGAGAAAGGGAATGAAATGACCAGAGAAGAAATCATCCGGTTAGCAGAGAAAGTTTATGGTGAGGTTTCTTGGAGCGAGGAAGCAATTTCACACTTGGAGACTGTTGTAAATCTAGCAGTTGCAGCAGAGCGTGAGGCGTGTGCGAAGTTGACCGATGCAGAGGCTGATTGGTGGCCAGGAAATATCGACGGATTGTACGCGAGCAGAAACATCGAAGCCGCCATACGAGCAAGGGGCAAGAAATGACTGACGAACTGATGACCCTGAAAGTCGCGCAGAACGCCTTGCGCGAGATGATCTTCTATGCAGACCGTTACGGGACAGCCGGAGCGCAAGCAAGCAAGGCGAGGGCCGAAAAAGCGATCCGCATGATTCAGGATCGGCTCGATGAATCGGGTAGGCATAAAGATGTGTTCTCACTTGCCGAAGGCGATGTGATTATCCAGTGCCCGAAAACTTTGAGTCCAGACAGTTTCCAAGACTTTGAAAATTGGCTGGAAGTCGTGAAGCGGAAAATCAAGCGTAGCGTGTCTAGCCAAGTCACTGACCTTGACAAAGCAGGGAATCAAACATGACACAAGACGACATCCTCCGCATGGCTCAGGATGCTGGTCTGTACAGCGGAAACCCGCGCACTCCAAGCACCGGACGCATGATCGAAAAACGACTTGAACGCTTCGCCGACCTCATCAAGCAGCACCTAGTCGCCGAAGGCTATCGCAAGTGCGCCGAGGGCCAGCGAACAACACAGTATTGTGGTCAGTTGGAGGCAGCGGTTGCAGCAGAGCGTGAGGAGTGTGCGAAGATCGCAGAATCTTTTGATCCATATAGCCGATGGAGCACTTTGTGCGTCCACATTGCGAACACCATCCGATCAAGGGGAGAAGAATGAGTGCTAGTCTAGTGTGGTCTACACCAAATCTGCTGTTGCAGATTGCGTACATGGCTAGAGTCTCAAACCCTGACAACCAAGACAATCCAGACTCGGACAAACTTATCTCTTACTTGATTAGAAATCAGCACTGGTCACCTTTTGAGATGGTCAATGTTTGCATCGAAATTGAAACCACCAGGGACATAGCAAGGCAGATTCTGCGGCACAGGTCATTTACCTTTCAGGAGTTCAGCCAACGATATGCAAAGGTGGGTTCAGATATGTTCGTGAAATCAGAGGCTAGGATGCAGGATCACAAGAACCGCCAGAACAGCCTAGAAACCGCTGATGATGCTGTGGTGGACTCATGGCATCAGTTGCAGGAGAAAACCGCACAGCAAGCCTATAAAGCGTATTCTGAGGCATTGTCGATGGGTATTGCCAAGGAGGTTGCGCGGAAAGTGCTTCCGGAAGGTATGACAATGAGCAGAATGTATGTCAATGGCACTCTTAGGTCGTGGATGCACTATATTAAATTAAGGACAGACAAAGCCACACAGAAAGAACATAGACTTGTTGCAGAAGAATGTAAATCCGTGATACAATGTATAGCACCTTTTACGAAGGAGTATTTTGATGCAAAAGAATGAGAAAGCCTATATTAAGATTTTTGGTGTACATCTCGTAGCCTACTATAATTATTACCATCAGGAAAAGATGGTTGATATCCATCGTGTTTGTGCTGGTGATAGTGACATTGATATCTATGAATTGTTGCATCACACGGTTCTTATAGAAGTTCGTGAGCAGATTAAGGAAATGGAACAATCCAACCGGGAGAACAAAGGTGAGTGACACACAATCAAGCCGTGAATGGGTTGGGCTGACGGTTGAGGAGATTGATAACATCACTGACAGGGAGTATGGTCTTACACAATTTAGCCCGATTTACGAAGCGCATCGAGGGTTTGCTTATGCCATTGAAGCCAAAATCAAGGATAAGAACACATGAAAACAACACAACGAGAAGCAATGGAGATGGCGCTGGAGGCGCTGGAGAACCACACTGCCATCAAGCACCCGCAGCAGAGAGGCTACAGAGACGACGCCATAGCAGCATTACGCGCTGCGCTGGCCGAGCCGGTGCAGGAGCCGGTGGAGGGGCGGTCATGAGCAAACACACGCCGGGGCCTTGGGTCGCCAAAGACGACGGCGTCGGGCCTTACATCATGGCGGGGGAAATAGACATCGCCATGGCTGTTGGGCCATTTTCATATGACTATATGGAGTTGGAAGTCAACGCGAACGCTCTCCTGATCGCCGCTGCGCCGGATCTGCTGGAAATGCTTGATCGCGCTGTCCGCAGGCTTGAGATAGCACATGCGAACGGCGACACCATCATGCGCGAGTGGATTATTGACGCCCGAGCCGTCATTGCCAAAGTGGAGGGACGGTCATGCTCATAGGACAAACAAACAATCAATCAAAAAAGAGAGCAAACACATGACAGCGAAACAAGAAGCATTGGTGAGGGGAGGGAAGGAATGAGCGGCGGCAGCATGAACTACCTATACTCACGCATTGAGTACGACGCTACATTCAAGATGAACACTCCGGCGCGCGTCGCATTTCGCAAGCACTTGATGCTTGTATCGCAATGCCTCAAGGCTATTGAATGGAACGACAGCGGGGATGGGGATAGACAAGAGGAGGCGTTGCTACTGGAGTGCCTTGGCAAAGAGCGAATCATTGATGCTGCGATTGAACAGGCAAAAGAAAGCGTGAAGGTGCTTCAAGAGGCCATCACTAAAGCAGAAGGAGAGAAAACATGAGTGACACAATCAATATCAATGGCATTGAATACATCCCTGCTGCCTCCGCGCAGCGTGCTATCGCAGGATCACGGGCGGTCATTGTAGTGGATCGTGGCTGGATTTTTGCAGGGGATGTGACACGGGAAAATGGTCGGATCAAATTGTCTCGTGCGGTGTGGGTTTTCCGGTGGGAAGAAATCGGGTTCGATGGCGTGATTGCTAATCCAAAGCATCACAAAGTGACGATCAAGCCTATGCCGAATGGTGTGGACATTCCCGAGGGTGCTGAGATTTTTGCCGTTCCTGTGTCAGACGGTTGGGGCTTGTGATGCCAGACCAACAACAGTGTATTCCCGTGGGTTGTGGTGTTGACGGCGACGGCTACGGCAACGGTGGCTACGGCAACAGTGGCAACGGCGACGGAAGCGGCTACGGCAGCGATGACGGCTTCGGCGACGGCGACGGCGACGGCGACGGCAAAGGCAACGGCTACGGCTATGGCAACCGTCACGGCAAAGGCTACGGATACGGCTACGGAACAGCGAGTCCAAACAGAAAACGGAGGATAAAATGACCGAAGCAAGAGGAGACAAAAGTGGCTGAACAACTAGCGGCACATAAACCCTGTTCAGACTGTGGTAGCAGCGATGCTCTAGCGGTTTATGAATGGGGAACCAAGTGCTACTCCTGTGGCGCAATCCACAAAAACCGTATTGACAAACCACAATTGACTGTGATTACCAACATGGAAAGCGTTAACCTGACTTATTCATCTGTATCAGATAGAGGATTGACTAGAGACACCTGTGTTACCTATGGTGTCGGATCTGCTAATGGTTCCTACTATTTTCCTTATCATAATGATGCAGGAAACCTAGTAGCATACAAGAAGCGCAACCAAGCAGAAAAGAAGTTTTCAAGTGAAGGTGCATGGAAAGAATGTACACTTTTCGGACAGAACCTATTTAGTAAAGGTGGTAAGTATGTCACGATCACAGAAGGCGAGTTCGACGCTGCGGCAGCGTATCAGGCGATGGGTTCTAAGTGGCCTGTGGTTAGCATTAGGAACGGTGCGCAGAGTGCAGTTCAAGATGTTAAACAAGCGTATGAGTGGCTTGACTCTTTCGAGAACATCATCATTTGTTTTGACAATGATGAACCAGGCCGAAGGGCTGCTAATCAGGTTGCTGAAATCTTTGGAACTAAAGCCAAGGTATTTAAGGGAACCACCGACTGTAAAGATGCCTGTGACTACCTATCGCAAGGCAGAGGAAAAGAGTTCCTTGATTACTGGTGGAAAGCAGAGAAGTACACGCCGGACGGTATCATCGACGGACAAACCCTCTGGCAAGAAGTAAGCACTCCAGTTAGTAAAGCCAAGGTATTCTATCCTTTCAGTGGTTTGAATGATCTTACCTATGGTATTCGTGAGGGTGAGATGGTGACCATCACTGCTGGATCAGGACTAGGCAAGTCACAATTTGTGCGTGAAGTGGTGTATCATATCATTAACAATACACAGGATAATGTTGGTTTGATGTTCTTGGAGGAATCAATCAAAAAGACTGCGCTATCTCTTATGAGCCTTGAATGTAACAAACCATTGCATCTACCTGACACGGAGGCAACAGAGAATGAACTTAAGTCTGCTTTTTCTAACACTGTGGGTTCTGGTCGTGTTTATCTATTTGATCACTTTGGTTCGACCACATTGGACAACATCCTGGCGAGATGTAGGTACATGGCTGTGGCATTGGGTTGCAAGTATGTTTTCATTGACCACATTTCGATCATTGTTTCAGCGCAAGACAACGGCGACGAAAGAAAAGCAATAGATGAGATTATGACTAGGCTGCGAATGATGGTGCAAGAGACTGGAATTAGTTTGTTTGTTGTCTCGCACTTGAAGCGCCCAGAAGGCAAGGGACATGAAGAAGGTGTAGCAACAAGTCTTGCACAGTTGCGCGGATCAGGTTCTATTGGTCAGTTGTCAGATATTGTTATAGGACTGGAGAGAAACGGTCAAGCAGAGGATATCAAGGAAAGGCACACCACTAAGGTTAGGGTTCTAAAGAACCGGCATAGTGGGCTTACAGGGCCTTGTGCAAGCCTGTTATATGATCGTTTTACTGGACGGATGAACCAAGTAATTGAGGATGATTCACTATGAAAGTGCTGGTTGCTTGTGAATATAGTGGAGTTGTAAGAGATGCTTTTATTGCAAAAGGACACGAAGCATTAAGTTGTGACTTGTTGCCTACAGATTCACCAGGGCCGCATTATCAAGGTGATGTGTTTGATATAATAAATGATGAGTGGGACTTGATGATTGCACATCCTCCTTGCACACATCTTGCTGTTAGTGGAGCAAGGCATTTTGAGCAAAAGAGGAAAGACGGTAGACAACAACAAGCAATAGATTTTTTTATGAAACTAGCAAACTGTAGTATTCCGATGTATGCAATTGAGAACCCTATATGTATAATGTCAACTGTGTGGAGAAAACCAGACCAGATAATTCAACCGTGGCAATATGGACATGGAGAAACCAAGTCAACTTGTCTATGGTTAAAGAATCTACCTAAATTAACTCCAACAAATATTGTTGAAGGAAGGGAAGCGCGAATACATAAACTACCGCCAAGTTCTGACAGATGGAAAATCAGAAGCAAAACATACGAAGGAATAGCCAAAGCAATGGCTCAACAATGGGGCTAAAGTGAGAATCGCACTAGACATTGAAACTAACAAAGCACATGACACAATCTGGATGTGCTGCACTTATGATATTGACACTAAGGAAGTAAAGACATGGACGGAAGCAGAAAGTTTCCAGCAGTTTATAAAGGACGCAGACTTGATCGTGGCGCACAACGGAATCGGATTCGACTTTCCGGTGTTGGATCGGATATGGAAAACAACAATCTCTACGAAGATGACGAGGGATACTTTGGCTATGTCAAGGTTGTCAAATCCAAGCCGCGACGGAGGTCACAGCCTGAAGAATCTAGCCAGTCTGGTAGGAAGAACCAAGAGGGAATTCGAAGATTTCGACCAAGGTCTAAGCGAGGAGATGATTGAATACTGTGCTGAAGATACCATCATCTGTGGTGAGTTGTATCTGTATCTAAGCAGGGAACTAAAAGAGTTCTCTGAGCAGTCAATAGAGTTGGAACACAAGGTAGCGAAGATTGTGCATGAACAGGTTGAACATGGCTTCTACTTTGATGCTCAGATAGCGTTAGGTTTGTTGGCTGAATGGAAAACAGAAGTATCCTTTATTGAGGAAGAACTACAAGCAATCTTTCCACCGATAGTTACAGAGCGATGGTCTCAAAAGACTGGTAAGCGCCTGAAGGACGATGTAGAGGTTTTTAATGTTGGTTCCAGGCAGCAAATAGCAAAGCGGTTACAGACTCTTGGATGGGTTCCTAAACAGTTTACAGAAACAGGAGAGGTAAAAGTAGATGAATCAATACTCGGAGATGTTGATCTACCTGAAGCCAAGCGGATATCACAATACCTATTGCTTCAAAAACGGGTTAGTCAAGTTGAGTCATGGGTTGATGCTTTATCAAACAAAGGACGGATTCATGGTAAGGTCATCACCAATGGAGCGATAAGTGGTAGGGCTACTCACCATAGTCCTAATGTTGCTCAAGTCCCGAATGTAAATTCACCATGGGGTAAGGAGTGTAGATCATGTTGGACAGTACCGAGAGGCTATAAACTTGTTGGTATTGACCTAGCACAGTTGGAGTTGCGCTGCCTAGCCCACTATATGAAAGACCAGGATTACATCGAGGAGTTGCTAAATGGCGATATTCACACAAAGAACCAGATTGCAGCAGGTCTTGAGACTAGGAGTCAAGCAAAAACCTTTATCTTTGCGTTTGTCTACGGAGCCGGAGATGAAAAGATTGGAAGCATTGTCGGTGCTGGTAAGAAAGAAGGAACTGCTCTTAGGAACCGTTTTCTTGCAGCAACGCCAGCACTTAAAGCACTCAAAGAAAAGGTGGACAGTAGCAGTAAGAAAGGGACGCTTAGAGGGTTGGATGGTAGGCTACTTCACATTAGGTCAAGTCATTCGGCACTCAATACCTTATTGCAAGGAGCAGGAGCAATCATCTCAAAGCAGTGGATATGTAATATATCGGATGAAGTTCGTAGCAGGGGACTCGACTGTAAGCAAGTGGCTTGGATACACGACGAGTTACAATATGAAGTCAAGGAGGAGTATGCGGAGGAATTCGGTATATTAGCCGTAGAATGTGCGGTGAAAGCAGGTGTAGATTTAGGGTTGCGTTGTCCTCTTGACGCAGAATATCATGTTGGTAATAATTGGGCAGAAAGTCACTAATGAAACAGGAAATAGCAGAGAAGATCAGAGTTGCTCTTGAAGAAATCAAGGAAGCCTTGGATACACATGAGTTGGTATTGTTGTTGGTAGATGGCAGCAAAAAGGTAGATTTAGCAACATCTATCTATGATTTGGATGAGTTGCAATCAGTTTTGTCTTGTGCTCTTACAGCAGTAGCGTTAAAAAAGGCAAAAAGTAGGACAGATGGACTTGACACAATGCACTGATAGTGTATAATATTAGGTGTAACTTTTATAGGAGAGTAAGCAATGGAATTGAAACCGTTTAAGGTTAAGGCTGATCTGTTTTGGGCATTCTTTGATAAACCCAACCCCATGAGTGACAAAGGTGATTATACAGTAGACCTGTGTAATCTTTCTGATCAGGCTGTAAAGAAGATTGAGGAGATTGGTGGAGAGGTTAAATCTAACCCTGAAAAACCTGACCAGGGACGCTTTATCACGATCAAAAGCCGTTATGCCATCAAACCAACCGATGACAACGGTGATGTGATTGACGCTCAGGTAGGTAATGGCTCTAAGGCTGTAGTGTTGGTTAGTCCATATCATTGGGTATGGAAGGGTAAGAATGGAATTCGATTCTCACCCAAGGCAATGACAATCACTCATTTGGTGGAGTATAACAAGGGTGGTGTAGTTAGTGACGATGACGATGTTCTTTAATAAGGAGAAACCATGTACATTGTAAAGAAAAACAACCGTAAAGTAACTCTCAAGATGTTCTCTACACCGTTTACATCTTATGATGTTGCGCGTAATACCTTGCGTAAGTATCTGCGCTCTTTGGGTCTTGGTCGTAACTTGGGTAACACTGGTTACTCTATTGTCAAGACCTGATGCTTGCTCTCATCGACGCGGACATAATTTGCTATCGAATCGGATTCGCATCTGAGGATGATAGCGAAAAGATAGCGTTGTACCGTGCCGGTGAGTTCATGGAAGAACTGGTAATGAAGCCCTATGTCAGTGACTATAAAGGGTTTCTTACCGGCTCCAACAACTACCGACATGAGATAGCAGTCACTCAGCCGTACAAAGGCAACAGGAAGCAACCTAAGCCTAAACACTATGAACTATTGAGAGAGTATCTAGTTAGTGCTTGGTCTTGTGAAGTAAGTGATGGTGAAGAAGCAGATGATGTTATTGGTATCACTGCCTATAGCATGGATGTAGAGGACTATATAATTATGTCTATTGATAAGGACTTGGACATGATTAGAGGATGGCACTATAACTTTATCAAGGATAACAAGTATCTGATTGATGAGAGAGAAGCAATCCTCAAGTTCTATACACAATGCCTTACTGGTGATCGTGTTGATAACATCCCAGGATTGAAGGGAGTAGGCCCAAAGAAGGCTGCTAAGGTCTTGGAAGGATGTAACACCGAGCAGGAGATGTATAAAGCAGTTCTAGAGGCTTATGACAACAATGAGGAATTCTTATGCGAAAACGCAAAGTTGCTGTGGATAAGGCGAAACAAGTCCCAAATATGGACACCGCCAAAGTAGTGTATGTGGAATGGGTGGATGCGGTAGCGGACTTGGGATGGCAAACTCTACCAATTATTGCTGCTACTCATTTGTGTAAAACAATCGGGTATCTTGTGGATGAAAATAAAGAAGCAATCTGTATTGCATCAACCATCAGTATCAGTGACACAAACGCTAGGATGCACATACCGAAAGCGTGGATTAAGAACAGGAGATACATTGAAACCAAGCAGCGCAAAAAGCAAAGGCCGCGTATTGCAGCAGTGGACAGCAGACCAACTAATATCGAGGTTTCCAATTGAACGAGATGACTGTAAAAGCGTGTCAATGGGCGTGCAAGGGGAGGACATATCGCTTAGTCCTTTTGCCAGACGGATCATACCATATTCGATTGAATGCAAGTCGAGAGCACAAATCAGCGTGTATGGATTCTATGAACAAGCACAAAAAAACTGTAAGGGGCTTGAGCCGATCTGCGTTGTTAAGCAAAATAGGTGCAAGCCCTTGGTAGTCGTAGATGCTGAACACTTCTTTAACCTGATTGCTGAAAGGAATAAACAATGAAACATTTTACAATCAAATACTATGAAGATTCTTTTGGAAATGGAGATTTGTATCCAAAGAATTTTGAATCAAAGACATCGTTTTCCTTTGATGATATGGCTACATGGGATGGTATTCTTTATCAGTTCTGTAAGCATCTTGAAGCAATTGGGTATGTCGGAGTAATTGACAAGGTGTATGTTGACAATCTTATGACGGATGAACGGCTCTTTACTCACCCAATCAACTACAGGCCTAAAGGACAATGGGACAAGTGGTTTGAAGAAGGCCAACACGGGGACACGGTAAAAGACGATGAAGATACTTCTTCTTGATATTGAAACCAGTCCTAACACAGCGCATATCTGGAGTCTAAGGGATCAGTATATCAACCCTAATCATATCCTGGAATCCTCGATAGTGCTGTGTTGGTCTGCAAAGTGGTATGGTAGCAAGGATGTCATGTTTCAGTCAGTCTATGGTGTAGGTATGACTGAGATGCTTAAAGGCATCCATGGACTTCTGGATGAGGCTGATGCAGTGGTTCACTACAATGGTAGCAGGTTTGATATACCAGTGTTGAACAAGGAATTCTTGCTTAACTCTATGCCACCACCAGCACCATACAAGCAGATTGATCTTCTTAGAGTAGTAAGAAAAGAATTCAGGTTTCCATCTAACAAGTTGGACTATGTGTCTAAGAGGCTAGGTTTAGGAAGCAAGGTAGACCATGAAGGTTATACTCTATGGGTTAAGTGTATGAACAACGATAAGCAAGCATGGAAAACAATGGAGAAGTACAACAAGCAGGATGTGGTGTTGCTAGAGAAGGTGTATAACAAAGTGTTGCCGTGGATCAGGAACCATCCTAACCATAACCTATTTGATGGTAAGGGTTGTCCTACCTGTGGTTCACATAAAATACAGAAGCGGGGTTTTGCTTATACACTTACTGGTACTTTCCAAAGGTTTCAATGTACTGATTGTGGAGCATGGTCTAAGACTACAAAGGCACTAAATGAACATTGTTCTATTGCTACAGCAGGAGGATAAATGAGTATAGATAACGCATCACCATCAGAATGGAATAGAGCACGGCTTTATGATACATGGGAAAATCAAAAGAATGCTCATATTAACTCTATAGCAGAAAAGTGGCCTCCTAAGTCATTGCCTGATATCCTTAAAGACAAACTCAGGGAGACACAGGTAGGTGGCGATCACTACAAAGGAAAGATTGAGCCTTGGGATGTGATGATGGATTGGAATCTTGATCCTTGGCTTGCTAATGTCATCAAGTATATCCAGCGTCACCGTAAGAAGGCGGGTAAAGAGGACTTGGAGAAGGCAAAGCATTACCTGGAATACGCTATTGCTAACTATGACACTATCAGCACCAAGTATTACAAATGAATCTGACGCTAGAAGAAGTCAAGGAACGATTGGCTACTCTGGATGAGACAACTCTGATAGAGGAACTGGACATTAGATCACAGGATATAGTCAATCGTTTTGATGACATCATAGAAGAACAGATGGATAGGCTTATTGAACTAATAGAATGGGAAGAAGATATAGATGAATAAATACAGTGAGTTTATTTCCAAAAGTAGGTATTCTCGTTACCTACCAGACTTGAAGCGTCGAGAGCATTGGGATGAAACAGTAGATCGTTACTTTGAATTCATGTTTAATCACTTGGAATTAAAGCATGGTTTCATAGCAGATTCAGAACTAAAGGATACTTTAATTAAGGCTGTCAAGAACTTTGAGGTTATGCCTTCCATGAGGGCTATCATGACTGCTGGAAAGGCTCTTGACCGTGACAACACAGCAGGTTATAACTGTTCCTACTTGCCTATTGATGACCCAAAGTCATTCGATGAGGCAATGTATATCCTTTTGTGTGGGACAGGTGTTGGATTTAGCGTGGAGGCTAAATATGTCAATCAGTTGCCTGAAGTTCCACATCAGTTG